CAGTCAGGTCTCAGCTCATGGACGCACAGTATCTTGTCACTCTGAAGAGTGGACGCACATTTGTTCTGTATTCAGGATATGATGTATATGAAACAGCTTATGAAGCTTATGAAGAGGCTTGCCTCATGGACGATTATCTTGTAGATGTAGAGCGAATCTAATGAAACGTAAGAAGTATTTTAAGAACAACGTCAAACTCTATCAAGGTATACCCGATGAGCACTTTGAAACTCTATCCTTCGAGGAGTTCATGGACTGGAAGATTCACGGCTATGAAATACCTGATTATGTATGCTGTATGATACGTGAACGCAACGTAGATACAGGCAAGGTCAAGGAACATGTTTATCAATACCGCCATGCAGCACGTAACAAAGCACAAAAGCTTATGAGACAAGGTAACGTAGAAATTACTGTTGTTCAACGTGATGCTGTACACTTTATCCCTCCTATTAATTACGATGAATTCTTCTAAAATGAAAACAGTTCTAGCATATGAGAAACGGGCTATTGCAGCAATACCCGATGATCATCCTCACAGTCAGGAAATCCGTGACTTACTAAACGATCAACTCAAGGACGACCTTCAAAGCTATGCCAACTCCCGCCCAACTAAATGAACAGTATGAATTAGAAAGACGCCAGATCAAGGGCGGTCTTGATAAGCTCAGCAAAGATACTCGTACCTTAGAACAAAAGGAGTATGCTTCTGCTACAGTTTATGGACGCTGTTCTATTGATCAATTACTACCTGTTGTTATTCAAGGTATTGATCTCAAGTACGAAGAGAGAAAGAAGTTTGGCTTGAATGGTGTGAATAGACACTTACTTGAAAGTCATGTAATGGTATTAGATTCACAGTCAAGCGCAGCAATAGCAGTAAAACGATTTTTCGATAAAGTTTTCTCATTTAAAAAAGGTGATAGTAGTGTCACTAAGATAAGTGAAGCGATTGGTCGTGCTATTGAGGCAGAAGCACAAATGAGACATTATGAGACTGAAGCACCAGCACTCTTACATGTTTTAAAAGAAAGATATTGGCATGAATCTAAAGGTACTGAGCAACGATTAACAGCAATACAAACAATTATTAATAGGTATGACATAAATAAATGGGATTCATGGGGAGTAGCGACGAACATCAAGGTCGGTGGATGGTTTTCTGATGTGATATGCGAATCAACTAATTGGTTTACTAAAGAAACTATCTATCGTAGGAAATCTAAAGAAACAATCATTGTACCAACTAATGAGTTTATTGAGAATAAAGATGAAATCATAAGAATTGCTGAACTATTTAGTCCCTTAACATTACCTATGTTTATCGAACCCAGGGATTGGAGTAACACAGAAGATGGAGGATACTACTTAAATTCTTTAACAAACTGTCACAAACTAGTCCGTCGTACCCTGCCTCTAACTATACAGGGGAGAACACCTTTAACCTTTTTGAATAAGATTCAGAAGGTTGGGTACAGGTTAAACCCCTTCATTATCAAGGTCGCTGAGACCTTAGATGAAAAAGGAATAGCGGTTGGTAAGTTCAGACCGATAATAGAACACCCACTACCGAACAAACCTGTTGACATAGAAACAAACACGGAAGCAAAGCAAGCATATAGAAGGCTCGCTGCTCAAGTTCACGATAAAAGGAACCAAGAGTTTAGACGA